GTGTTGAACAGTTTGTAACCTGCTCCTGCCATTTTTTCTCCTTTAGTAGCTCAAAGCTCCTGCGACATCAAGAACGCCTTGAGTCGTGGAATCTAGGATGAACGCCTGAATTATAGGTTCGGCGGTCAAAACTTTTGTCGTGAAGGTGGTGCGAGTGATGTCGTGCTGAAGACCCTGAACAAACAATTCTCTTGTGATAGATGTTTGACCTGACATCGTTTTTGTGACATTCACAAGGTTGAAAATCTCAAGATTCAGACCCGCAATCACAAGTGGTGGAACATCTTCCATCAAGTTTAATGTCATTGAATCGACTCGAACCTGTGTCTCTTTGCGAGCATCTAGGATCATCTCTGCTTGCTCTAAAGCCTCAGCATCGGTCTGAACCAATATCCCGCTTCGTGAAGCAGAGTGGATGTAATACTTGTCAATGGAGTCTTGATTAAAGGCATTTTGGGCGGTGCCATTTAGCCTTGTCACGGTCACATCATTGACAACTAGGGTGTCATCAAAGGCGATGTCAATTTGCGAGTAAGGCAAGGCGGTTCCATCGTCGGTGAATGCGGTGATGGGTGAATCGGCGTATTTGCTTACCGTGTCGCGGTCGTAAAAGGTAGCTCTACCTTCGGCATCCATAAAGAAGGCACCGAACTCGCTTTGCTCAACGGTTTGGATGGCGGCCAATAAAGTTCGAGTTCCACCAGGATCATCTTGCAGGGTTGAATCGCCCGCATCAATATCTCTTAGGCTAGATGGCCATGAAGTAAGGTCAAGAAGGTCGTTGACTCTTGTGCCTGACAGGTCTCCGGCTTGCGCTGCTGAAACTTGGTCAATCGTCGCATTTTGGAACAGGCGGAAGGCATCCACGCATTGCAACACAACCTTATCGACATCTTCAACACCCATTCGGAATTGGATGTCATAGCTTGTTATGTAGCCTGTGAAAAGAATATAACGGACACCTGAATAATCGCCATAAATCTGAATTTTTCTCAGAGGAATGAGATTTGGATAATAAGGCGAATTTGTATTGGCGGGATTCCAGTCGCCGTTTTCATCCCTAACTTCGACAATGGCGGTGCCTGCCTCAAAGTTAGAAAGGATTCGGTTTCTGCCTCTTCTTACGCTTGCGCGAAGAACATTCTCGGTGATGTCCACGTTGGCATCAAAATCTGCCAACTGACCTGTTCCAAGAACACCTTTGATTGCATCATCAAGGGTGAAAGCAGTTGATACGAATGCAGGGCCGTTTGAGAAGTCAATAGAGACTCCAAGTTGAGGCTTGTCTTGCATCATAGACCGCCGACGAAGAGGATTGGCTTACCACTTTGTTGCTCAAGCAAAATGCGCTTGCGAATTGCATCGGCAAGGTCTTGTTCGGTCTGAACATTACCTTGAACCGTGACATTGACTGTCATTGAAGCCTCATCGGCTTTTCTAAATGAACCTACATCAAAGGATGAGTCGGCAGTAATACCAGGGCGAGACAGGGTTCGCATTGTGCGAATTCTTTCTTGCTCATCACCCAAAGCGTTCAACGCGTTTGTGCTTAATGAATCATTAAGAGCATCAATGCGCTCTTTCAAGACAACGCTGACTTGTGATCCTTTATCAACGCTTTCACGCAAAGTTTTCAAGGTGTCGATTTGCTCAGAAACCGAAGCTCTTGGAATTGATGCCGATGCTGGATTGGCAGGATTTGGAACTGAAATGCTTGGCGTTGTCGGAGTGCTTGGAACGCTAGGAGCTGAGGCAGAAGGCACAGGCGTAACTCGACCGCTATTTAAGGCGGCAAGGTAGGCGTTAAGAGCCGCCAAAGCTCTTCTCCACGCCTCGGCGGCTGCATCTCCTGGTTGCGCCCAATTAGGTGCAAGAGTCTTTTGAAGTGCCGTTCCACCCTGAACTTCTTTGGCATAAGCAATAACTTCGGCGCGGGTCATACCCCAAGCGCCCATCAACTTCTCAATCTCGGACTCGTCAAGTTTTTCATCCTTGAGAGCGCGAGTAAAATCAATATATTTGCGAGCTTCTTCGGCAGTTAGGCCCCAAGCCATCAACAACTTGATAACTGGTTCGCTATCAACAGGAGTTGAGTTCGCAGCGTAAATGCGGGCGATATATTCAAGAACTTCGCCCTTTGTGACATTCCACTTTTGAGCAAGAACTGAAACTTCTTCGTCGCTAATGACTTGATCTGAAAGAACTGTCAAAAGGTCAGAATAACGCTGAGCCGCCTCATTCATTTTCATCTGAGCCTCAAGCGCATCCATCATTGTCTTAACGCGATCGGCTTCTGCGAGGCGGTTTTGACGGATTAAATTAAGGCGAGCTGCTTCTAACTGAATCGGGTCTTTTTCACCTGTTGGAGTTATGCCTTGCTTCTTCAACTTCGCAAGAACTTGCTCAAGTTGAATCTGCTCTTTGGTCTTTTTAACCAAATTAGTCGTAATTCTAAAATTCTTAAGATTCTGCAAATTGGCAGCGGCGGTTGCTTTTTCAACTCGTTTCAAATCTGCAAGGTGTCCTGCGACAACGCCTGAATGCTTAGAAACGGCGGTTGTGCTTAGGTCAACACCTGCGGTGAATTTGTTGATGGCGTAAAGGGCGGTGCCTGCTGCTAGGGCAAAGGCACCTAGACCTGCGGCTGCTGAAACTGCCGAAGCTCCGCCTGTTGCCAAAGCCGTGGCGGTGCCTGCGGCCCCTGCCGCAACTGCCTGTCTTCTGAAAAGAGTGATGAGGCCTGTGATGCCGGCAGCGATGATTTGAATGCCTGCTGCAACCTTAGTTCCAACAAAGATTCCAAACATCAAGGCAGAGAAGGCTTTAATGACACCGATGTTGTCAGAGATAACTTTGAACATCTTAGCCAAGCCAACCGCAGCATTTACCGCGCCATCAATGACGGCTCTCAAGCCATCTGCAATGCCCTCTTTGTTTGCCTTGATAAACTCTTCAAACATTGGCAAGACTTCGACACGGATAATTTCCGCCAAGTCGCTAAGAACTGGGATTAAGGCATAACCTAGAGAATCAAGAGTTTGGTCAAACTGTAAGCGCAAACGCTCTAATTGGTATTCAAAAGTCTCTGCTCGCTTTGAAGCCTGACCTTGGAAAGTATTTCCTAGAACGGTCAAAGCTGCGTTCAAATCTTTGTTCTTGATAATTGTTTCATCAAGTGGAACGCGAAGGCGACGAAGTGCGCCGACATTGCCACCAAGGGCGCGAACAAGTGTGTTGGTGACTGAAACCAAATCTTGACCGTTGCCTGCGCTGATGTCTAAGGCAAGAGCCTGCAAGCCTTGAGCCTGAGTCAAATCGCCTGTGGCTTGAACTAGGGTCTGAAGGCTAGGAATTAGTTGATTGTTATTGACACCAACTTGAACTTCTAATGAGTCAAGGTAGGCGACAGTTGAGGCAATCTGATCCTCAGTTGCACCGATGGTATTGCGAAGGGCGGTTGCAAGAGCAATCTGCGCCTTCTGATCCTCCATGGCCCCTGCCACGGCATCCTTGCCAAGTTTGATGGCAAGAGCGCCCACGGCGACGGCGGCGAGGCCGAAGCCTGTTGCAATCTTTTTACCTGCTTCGGTGAATGTCTTTTCTAGCTTATTGACATCCTTGATGGCTTGCTTTGAACCTTTGTCATTGTAGACCGTAATGATGCGTTCAATGAGTGCCATCTATTAACTCTCTTTCCCGCTATTTAGTTCATTTTGCATTTTAGAAATTGTGTTGCGTAAGGCTTGTCTGACTTCGACAAATACTCTGCCCTTATTATTGTCGAAAGCGCGAATCAATGCTCGGCCTTTGTCGTTGCCTTCGTGTCTTGCAGTCGGCAGCACACCGTGATATTTGCCAATGGTTGTGATGAAATCTCTTGAGGCATTTGGATTGCGCGAACGAGATGCGCGAGTTCTTGATCTTGATGCCTGTGAACCACGACCTGCCGTTTCGTAAATTGCTCCGCCTGGGTCTCTTTGAACAATGCCGTAAAAGCCGGTGAAACCACTTGTGTTCTTTTTGGCTTTTGGAGTTATTGTTTTCAAGCCTTGTTTTGCTCGGTTGCCGTCATAGGCAATGAATCCACGAGTTTGTTCTTGAGTCATCGGGCCAATGCCAGAAAATCTTTTGAATCCGCCTTTGCGCCATCCTGAAGGTCTAACTTCATCAGTTGCAGGATAGAGGCCTTGTGCTTCGACAAGAATTGGTCGCAATAGACCTTTGATTTCCTTGTCCAAATTCTTTTTGAGTTCAGGCGCGAGTTTTTGGAATGTCCGAATATCCTCTTTAACATTAAGGATTTTGACTTCGTATTGCGGTGCATTCATTTTTCTCGCGCCTTGGCTCTTTCTTTTATGTAAGCGAAAACTGCCTCAAGAACGCCATCGGGCGCATCAAGCAGGTCATTCAAGGGCAGACCTGTCTCCACAGAGACCGCAGCTATTTGAAAAGCTAGACTGTCTCTGTGGATTCGGAAGAAGGGTCGGTCACAAGGGTTACTTCCTCAAGCGTGTCGAGGAAATCTGCACCCCAAGGCTTCACGACCTTGCCATTATGCTTCAAAGCAAGATAAGCAAGATAATAGATGTGTTCCAACTTCTGCTCATCGGCAATCAACTTACCGAGGCCCTTCTGATACTTCGTTTCAAAATCAACAATGATTCGAGGCCGTAGTGCAAATGTTGACTCGAAACCATCGGTTGTTTTGACTTTTATTTTTAGACCATCCATTGAGTTTCCCCCTTAGTTGTTTAGGATGTTGCTTTACTGATAGCACCCGAAATCGGCCAAGTGACCGAGACAGTCGCAAGCTCGCCAACGGCTCCATTTACAGGAGTCCATTCGGTAAGCAATGCGTTGAATGTGTATTTCGGATTGGTCGGGCCAACTGTTGTGTTGACTGGCCGAATTTCCATTGCGACCGCAGTTCCAAGTTTGGAAGTTGCATCGCTTGGATAAATAAGCTCTTCAAGAGCGCCTGAAGCGAAGTCTTGATGGAACTCAATGCTGATGGAATTGTCGGCAAGGCCGGCGATTCTCTTTCTTGCAGTATCTCCGAACGCAGTTGTCTCAACGACATCATAAGTTGTCGAGAGGCTAACGCTAGAGACATAACTTGAGATGTCGGTGCTTGCCAAAACAACATATGCGTTGGTTAGGACAAGTTTAGCCATTGACTAGATGACCGCCTTGGTGATTGCGCCATCGACAGGCCAAGTAACTGAAGCAGTTGCAAGTTCTCCAACGGCACCGTTTACAGGTGTCCATTCTGTCACTAGCGCGTTGAATGTATAGCTTGGGTTTGTTGCGCCTGTAACTGATCCGTTTGGCTTCACAACAACTGCTGCGCTTGTGCCAATTAGAGGATAGATGGTTGCTTCAACTTCGCCTGAAGCGAAGTCCTGATGAAATTCTAGTGTTACCGAGTTATCGGCCAATCCTGCGACTCTTGTGCGAGCGCCTGTTGATCCGAATGCGGTTGTTTCTACTGCATCACGAGTGGTTGAAAGTGACACGGATGAAATTGAGTCCGATAGGTCAACTCCGCCAACTGTGACATAGGCATTGGTTAGGACAATCTTTGCCATTTACTTTGCGGCTCCTTCTTTGGTTATGGATGGTGTGGATTCGGATTTCTCCGCCTTGATGTGACCTGATTTCAACAGGTGTTGAGCATCTCCGCCATTCTCAAGGATTTCTTTTTCGGTGAGCGTGTCACCCTTTTTCTTGCCACAGACCTTGCGATCTGAAATGACTTTATACATTTTTTAACCCCAAATCGTTAGTCTGTAACGGTAGGAAAGAAACTCAACGCCTTGAGATTCATAAGTGCCAGCTTCGGCACCTGTGACTCGCAGGGTGTTGACGACTCCCCCAAGAGTGCGATCACCTTCAATGGCCGCCTTGATAGAACTAGCGCCTGAACCTGATAAATACAGGTCAAGGAGATTCTGCCCTGAGCGTTCTGAAAAGCGTTGCACAATCACAAGAACATCAACCTGCGCTTGGTCAAGACCACGAGCGTTGTCGATGTCGAATGTGAAATCTAGTTGCCCCACAACTGCTGCCGGTGGGGTCACGGTGTCTGGAATTAGGTCGTAAGCGCGAAGCCCTGAAATCGTCTCTAGGCGCGTTTTAAGCCCATCTCTGACTTGTGATGGAATCATTAGTGGGCCAAGCCTTTATTGCGCTTGAATGGGCGAATTAAAGCCTCTACATCGGGATCAAGGCGACTGGTTAGGCGCACCGTTCCAAGTTCAGGGGTTCCAGCGATGCCAAAAGGTGATTGCTTACGCACAAAGAGTCTCGAGGACTGAATCAAGCAAGCCGTGTTTATTTCTGAAGGAACGGCAGTCCAACCGAAGATTCCCTTGACTCTGACAGAGTTAGGCAGGTTCACAGGGAACACATAGCGGTCAATGGCAATCAGGCGGTTGATAGGCCATCCACGGTTCGGGTTGTTGATTGGCTCGGTGAAGAAATCTGTTGTTGCCCAAACAGTTGACCAAGTTTGGTCAAAGTTGTCATCGGTGGCGATTTCAGTAATGCTCACATTGTCATCGATGTTGACAGTCCACCAATCCTGCGGGGTGTAATAGTAAGTCGCAGGGGTTTGACTTGTGCCAGTCTGATAGAAAAAGCGGTCTGTGTAATCGTCAATCATTCTGCTTGAAGAGGTGATTGCAAGCTCAAGCATAACGTCATCTTGGGTGTCAGTTATTGCCAAAGATGACTTAAGCTGAGCGAGTGTCGCGTATCCGTTGGTGATTGCCACGCTTGATCCTCTTCTTTGATGTAGGCGCAATGGCCCGTTCTAATTTTGGAAGTGCGGTCGCAGTTTCCTGCTCCGCTAATCTTTTCGGTTTTGCCATATATCGTTATGAACTTCCTGCATCCAAAATGACTTTTGATGCGGCAAAATTACTGAACTGTTGACTGTTATAGGGATTCCCATTTGACGGATTCGACGGCAAAATAACAAGTCCTCGCCAATCCAATTTCCATTTATAGGCCCATCCCAAAACCAACACCAATCTTTGCCTTGGTTTGCATCGGCTTCATCACGCATTCTTTGAAGAACGCTTCTGTGAACAAGCAAGCAACCTGTTCCGACTGCATCGACTTCAAAAACGGAACGCTTGGGATAATTGTAGAGAGGCTCAAAGCCTGTCTCTACTTCCTTAAAAATTGCGGGAACAGGCTTTGGGTATGGTTGACCAACTTCACCGAAGCCTGCAAAAACTAAACCTGAAACTACTGGTCGCTCTTTATCGTGAGCCGTATGAATTAGAGCATCAAATTCCCTGATGCCTAATTGTTCATCTGAGTCAATCATCAGAAGCCAATCGCTTCTTGTTTTATCTAAAAACTGTGTGACGACTCTATTTCTTTGTTTTGATAGCAAACCCGAACCCTTGATGCGAATAAAGGATTCAAAGCGTTCGCCACGATTTTGCACTAACTGAATCAGCGTAAAGGCAAATGCGCCATTGACCATTCCAGGATCACAAACGCCGACACTTATTTTGTCACTTGATTTCATAGTTCCCCCGAACTTTTAAGAGGTGAGAGGGCAGACAAGTCGGGGGAGTCTTGCCCACCCTCTCACAGTATTAAGTTATTCCTTCGACTAGAAGGTTGGAGCTGTTAGACCTGTTCCAGAAATGATGGAGTTTGCCAATGGATAACGGCCAGCGGTGTAGCCAGCGTAACCATAAACAACGGTCTTGATTGTCAAGCTGCCTGCGCCAGTCGCATCGTAACGAAGTGCGAATGGTGAGCCTGGTTGCTCCCATAGATGGTTCTCTGATGCGGTGATGCAATAGATTTCATCTTGGTTTGTTGAAGCTCCCTGAGTTGTGGTGATGTTTGCATCGGTGATGATTGGAAGACCAAGCATCTGATAACCGGAGTTGCCGTAACCTGCAACGCCTGTTCCGCTTCCGACTGCATTCATTGGGCCACCTGCGGCAGGAACTACCAATGGGCGGTTTGAAGAATCAACTGCTGCAAGGAAGAAAGCCAAACGACGTGGGTGCATCAACCAATGTGTTGGGTTGACGAATGCGTTTGTCTGAATCTGCTGAATTGCATCAGCGAGCTTCGGATAAAGAAGTGCAACTGTTGGAGCAGTTGAGGTGAATGTAACTGCGTTTCCGCCTGCGCCACGAAGACCAGTTGGTTCTCCGCTTGATCCGCCACCGTTTAGGATTAGAGAATCGAGCTTTGTCTGCCAAGCACGAATCAAGTCAGCGACAACGAAGGCATCAATGCCTGAGCCGCGCTCGATTGCTTGACGAGAAACATCCTGTTGACCTGCAACGGTGACAACATCGATTGTTAGCA